GTTGTTTAAAAACCCGATGCTCATGAGCATATCGCTCGGGTCGTACTTGTAGCGCACCGCGCCCGCCATTTTCTGTAAAGCATCTATGGTGGGCGTACCCACCCAAGCCCGGCCGTATTGACGCTCGCGCGTTTTCTTGCCGCGCTCGCCCTTCCAGACCATGCGGAAATTCTTGACCGATTGAATCCCGCGTTGCCCGTGGCGCTTGCGCATATAAGTCGTGTGCGGATTGAGCTTGTCCCATTCCCCGCTCGGCCCGCCCCTTTGAATCGTGAGCTTGATCAACTCGCGCATGCGATTGCCCTCGCTCTTAAAAGCCGAAGAAACCGCCCGGGTCGCGAACTTCGGAAAAAGGCGAAACAACTCCTCGCACTCTTCCATGCCGACTTCACCGCGCTGATCAAAATACAATTCAAACACGTCGCTTCGCTCCATTTGAAATTTCAAATTTGAAATCGTTCTATCTCTTTTTAGAGATAGAACACACCCACTCCAACCCGCTCGCGCTCTTATTCGCATCGATCACAATCCACGTTCCGGTCCCGATTGTAATCGTCTCGCCTTGCGCAATGGTCGCGACCCCGTCGGTCCCCTGGGCCTGAATCCGCGCGGTCGCGTCCACCGCATAATCATCCGCGCCCTGGTAGCTATTGTCCCGGCCGTACTTGATCAAAGCCAAAATGCTCTTGGAAACTCCCGCAATCGTCGTATGCGTCACCGTGGTCGCAAAGCCCGAGTTCTCGTAAAAATCCGCAAGATCCAGGGTCATTTGATCCTGGAACGTGGCGAGAACGCTGGGAGTGACCGGCGTTGCGGTTCCGCTGCCGCTCATATCACAATCTCCAAATCCGGGTTTGCGTCGGGCGTGAAACCCGACTTTTGCGACCAGATATAATAAGTCCCGGCATCGAGCCAGAAAGTCACCTGTCCGAAAGCGTCGGTTACGCCGGAAGCGACTACGTTAGCGCCCACCAGGTCGGTCGTGGCCCAAATCGTTGCATCCGCTATCGGCAACCCGGTCCCGGAATCGGTTAAGTTATAATCCCACTCGATCAACCCGGTTCCGTTCGGGCCCTGTAAATCGATTTTCAAATGTTCGACAAAACAACTCGCTAATTTAACCGTAAGCACAACCTCGCGCGCGCCCGTCGCGAAAGCCGCATCCGGCCAGTCCACCCGATAAAGCCCCGGCTGATCCGTCGCGTCGACCTCAATCGCTTTATTATCGCTATGCGCCGCATCCGTGGTCGCCAGGGCGGTCGCGTCCACCTTGACCGACGGCGCGGACCCGCTGCGCACATATTGCAGATCGATATCCGCAATCACCGCGCCGGTCATTTCGGTATGGTCCGCCGTCTTGCGGAGCACGACATAGGTCGAAACATTAGTTGTGCCAGGGTTAATGATCATTCTTTTCTTTCTTTGTAGGGGCGACCGGCCGGTCGCCCCTACGTTCACACATTCAAACATTCTCACGTTCACACATCCGCCGAAGGCGGTTTAGTCCATCATGTAGTATTCGAGTGCCACCGTGAACCGCCCGGCGGTCAAAGCCGCCACCGACGGCGTCAAAATCAAATACGTCCCGGCCGCCGCCGTCATCAAAAGCGCGTGCGAGACGGTCCCGTCCGGCACACCGTCGATCAGCGCGTCCTTGGTGAAACCCGAAATGACCGCGGCTGAAAAAACGTCGTTGGCATTCAGTAAATGCAATGCCACTTGCGCCGATCCGCCCGAGGTCAAAGCCGTGTTGACCCGGATCATGGCATCGGTCACCACCGCATCCGCCGGCAACGGTTGCCCGCGCAACGTGATGGCTGCCACCGCCCCGCCCTCTTTGGCGAAGTCGTATTCAAAATAGGCCACTTTTTTTTTGTTCTCTAATCCTTGCAGTCCCATGTTTTTTACCTCCTGAAAATCCGGTTCTCCGGATTTGGTTATTTGTTTTTTAATTAATAATTACTGATTAATAATTATTAATTATCGATTACGCTCCCGCATTGCTCAACAACGCTTTCCAGTCCATGGCCTTGGCGCCGGCGTCCCCGCGCACCTTGTACTCCACCCCGTCAATGCTCCAACCGGTTTTGGTTTCAAGGAAGGGTGTTTGAACGCCGTTCAAAAAGAACACGACCACGGTCTTGCCTTTGGGCCCCGCCAGATACCATATAGTGGCGCTATTGTCATCCAACCGGGCGTCGTAAACGCGCGTAAAACGCGAACCCGCATAAGGGTTCTTGCGCGTAGAGGATTCACTGGTTTTGGAAAAGTCGCCCGAATTGAAAAAGATTTCAGCCGAGCCTTCGATCGCCGCCGGGCCGATAATGTATTCGCCGCGGATATTGAGGCGCTGTTTGTCTAAAAGACCCTTTTGCACCTTCATCAACTTCAACGCTTCCGCAATCGTCACTTCGGAAATTGTTCCGGCTGTGCCTATATTGCCGTGGGCCGCGATAAACAAAGCCTTACCGTCACCCATGGCGGCATTGGCCGTTAAAATAGCATACGCCAAATCGCCGACTTTACGGGCCCAGGCTTCGCCGTGTTTGTACGGAATGTCGGTTAACGCATTCAGATCGTCGTTTATAATCGTATGTCTCGTCAACGCGAATAGTTTTCCATACGTGGCAATCGCATACTGTTCTTGCGCTTCGGTTCTTTTTCCATACTTGTATTCGCCATGATCCGGGATCAAATCCAGATCGTCCGTCTCGCTCGCGCGCGCCGATGTTTGGGTTTTGAAATCCGAAACCGAACCGGTCGCGCACCAGACCGCCCAGGTCTCCGGAGCGCTCTCCCAACCCGCAAACAAGCTTTTATTGGCCGTTGCGCCGAGCAAAATCGGAAAATCGCCGGTCATCATGGCCCGGCCGATCATTTCCATGGGGTCCCAGGGGATTTTCACTCCAGCCCTTTGCAAGCACAACCGCGCCATTTCACGCAGGGTATAGCCGCGCAATTCGAGCGCGCCCGGCGCCGGTTTTTCGATTTTTGTTTTGCCGCCCCGCAAAATCAAGGAATCCGTGGCCGCGGCCCGGAACTTCTCGCCGTCGTCCGCCACAAACTCGATGCTCGGGGGTAGCTTTTGGCTTGCGGCTTTTTCTTCGATCAACTTCAAAACCGCTTTGCGCGCCTCCTCGACCGATACGCCGTCCTTGATCCACCTGTCATGGATCGTATCATCCACGCCGTGCTTTCTCGCCATAGCCCCGATCTCGGCCACGCGGCCGCGCTCTTCTTCGCGCGCCATGCGTTCGACCTCGGTCGTGTCAATCAACGTTTGTCCCGTAGGGGCGGGTTTCAAACCCGTCCCCACATTGCCGCGATCCTCTAAGGTTATTTTTTCGAGAAAGGCAAAAGCCTCCTCGTCCGTGGCATTCTCGGGCATGCCGCGTTCAACCAATTTCGCCCTTAACTCTTTGCTCATCTTCATCGTTTGCTCCTCCTTTTCTTTTCCCTTTTTCAAATTTGAAATTTCAAATTCACTTCCCCTTGCCTTCGCCACATCGTCCGCCCCGATCGGGCAAACCGACAACTCGCGCGGCACCCACTTGGTCGACACCTTGAGCGGACCCTCAAACGTGCGCCCCGCGATCGTGCTTTTCTGTCCCTCGGAAACCCACTCGCTTTCGATCACGCGATACCCCACCGAGAAATCCGTGATATGCCCCTCGCGCACTTTTTGAAAAGGCCCTTCACCCTCGGGCTGATTGGTAAAATAGGCCCGGCCTAACAGGACGGGCGAACCGCCGTTCGCCCCTACGCTCATATCACGGTACGACCCCACCACCGTCGCCGTGTTCCCGCGCATGTGCGTATCGAAAAGCGGCACTTGCCGGTTATCCGGCAATTGAACTCCGCTCATGAGCAGCACTTCATCGACAATATCCATCCGCTCCCAATCCCAAACCTGAGCTGGATTCTCGCTCGCCCCCACGACTTCAACCGATCTCGTTTTCTCGTCCAGACTCCCCGGCCCTTCCCCGCTCCGCACCGGAATGGCAATCGTCCGGTACGAAAGCTTTTCTTCGCTTTTTTCCCTTATATAAAAAATTTCTTCTTTGCGTCTTTGCGTCTTTGCGCGAGAACTCTTATTCTTCTTCATCCTCATCCCCTCCATCCTGTTCCTCAATCGCCGCCGGGTTATTCGCCAACGCCGTGCTCGGCTTGTTAAACTCCAACCCCAACTCCTCCGCCATCTCCTTGGCTTCCACGATCTCTTTTAAAACCGTTTCAAGATCCCGCCCGCGCCCACCAACAACCTCTTGCGGGCTCCGCAACCCGAACATGATCTCGTCAATTTGCGATTTCACTTCACGCGCCGGATCGATCGACTCCATGCCCGGCGGTTGCCATTCGATCTTGACCGAATACGGTTCGCTGAAAAATTTTGGCAGGCTCAACTTGCCGGCCAACACCGCCGACTCCATGAACCCGAGCGAGGCCGGTTGACAGAAGTGGCGCACATGGCGAATGGATATGGGTCGCAACTCCTTGGCAAAGTCGAGCCGCTTGGCCCTGCTCACCGAGTAGTTAAGCCCCAAATAATCGCCCGAGAGCAATTCATAGGGCACGCCCGTGGTGATCGAGAGCATGGTCAACACGAGTTTTACAAAAGGCGCAAAATTCCCGCCCGGCCGGGGGTTGGCTTGAAAGTTGATTTTTTCGCCCGGCCGCAGATATTCGATAATCGCGTTTTCGAGGCTTTCGATTTTTTTACCGGTGGCATCGACCGTCGCGCCCCGGCCGGCCTGAAAAGCGGTCGCGGAATCGGTTTCCACGATCGCGAGCCATTTCGACGCCATCTTGGACGCGTCCATCTCCGACTCCATGGTAGTTTGCAAATCGCCCGCAAGCAGCACACCCGGTACAAAAGGCGAAATGCCGCGCCGTTGACCGGGCCGCAACATTTCAAAACCGTGAATGATATTTTCCTTGGCGATCCGGATCGGCTTGCCCCAAGCATCCGGGTCCGTGAAGTGGTAGGCCAAAACCTTGCCGGTTGCGTAGTCATACTCGACCCCGCGATCGATGCGCCGATTGCCCTCTTGGGTGCTGTAGCTCGTGTCAAGCCAATCGGGTTCGTAAACGCGCAAAGCAAAAGGGACTAACCGTCCCTTGTCGCGCGAAACCGTTTTGACGACGAGCAATTCCCCACATTCGAGGTCTTGCCGTTTTTCTAGTTGCATCATTTCGTAAAAATGAAGTTTCCCGCAAAAGTCCGCCTCATCCGCCCACCAGTTAAAAGCGTCTTCGATCTGTTGGTTGAGCGCCCGATTGAGCTTGCTGTCCGCTCCGCGAAAACGCGCCTGAAACAAAATTCCGGGGCCGACCGAGTAATCCACGATCACCTTGACCGCGCGCGCGAAATAGGGAAAATCGCGCACCAATTGCCTCACCCGTCCCGTTACCGTGGACCAAGACCCGCCGATAATGTCGTTCACGTTCGAATAGAGCGGCGACCAGGCCCCGGTCAAACGGTTGGTTTGCGCCGCCGCGTAAGTCTCGTAATTCGAACGCTTGCCCAAATCCTTGCGCAAATCGTTCAAGTAAAACCTTTGCATGCGCCGCCGGGCTTCGGCCTTGGGAAACAAAACACCGATGGCCCTATCCAACCCCGATTCGACTATGCCCAAAAAATTTTGCTTTTGGTTTTTCAAACTTTTTCCTCACTCTTTAGTAGGGGTTCAAAATTTTGAACCCCTACACTTTAGGCACTTCTTAGGATGACGCCCTTCCCCCATTCTTCGCATGCGTCCTTCTACTCGCCGTTCCCGCATCGCTCGCCGCCATGTCCGTGACGTAGTTCAAAACTTCCATAAAATCTTTGAACGTCCGGAACTTCTTCTGCATATCGCCGATCTGATACGACTCGGTGCGCCAGTTCCCCGCCGCCAGGTCATCCAACATTTGCGTCTTTAAAGCTGCCCAGGTAGTAAACGCCATTTAAAAACCTCTTCTCGCGCCAAGACGCAAAGCCGCAAAGTTTTAAAACTAAAAATGTTTTTCTCTTCTTTGCGCCTTTGCGCCTTTGCGCGATAATTTCTTAAAATAAAAAACCCGGTTAGTGCCTGCACTCTGCACTAACCGGGTCTACCGTTTTGGCGGATATCTAACTCCGCCTATCCTTGGGGGTATTCATTTCCGACCCGCGCAATGGTGCAGCACCGCTCAGATCGGGTTTCTGGTTTTTAGTTTCTGGTTTCTGGTTACATAATTTTCACCTTTCTCATTCGTGACAGGAGCGGCGCGCATTTAGCGAGGCCGCCCCCACACGATCCAATTGCCCGCAGGGGGGAACCTGCATAGGGAAATATGATGCCAATATTATTTCTTTGATTTTGTTGCTGCGCAACC